ATGATTTTATAATTGTTCGCATTAATGCAATCCTCGCCTGCGCCGACCTGGTTAGAGGTCACGATCCTGAGAAAGCTGATGTTATAGAAGCAATGGCAATTAGTCCTGATGGTGATGGCCTCTTAGATAAGCTTAAACGCAAAGAATACGTAATGTCTAATGAGACTTCATTTGCATCCGAAAAAGGTGTTATACAAGAGATTAGCTTAAATGCTTCTACGACAGGGTACTTAGAGGATATTAAACTTCATGGTCCACCTAATGTGGATTATGATGAGGTTCGGGTTGTGATTTCAACTGGTGGTACATTTGCATTAGGCACTACCAGTCCAGTCAAATATGATGTATATGTAAAAAATAGCAATGGTATTCGCATGAATAAAGTTGTAAATGCCGAGCAAGTAAATGGTGATTATCAAGTGTTAGCGTATGGTGCTAGGATTCGTTTTCAAGCAGGCGTTTACGTTGCGAATGATGAGTGGTCTATCATCTTTCAAAGTGATGAGCTGCCAGTAGGTACAATTAAATCAGGACAAGTCTATAGATAAATTATGCCAAAAGGTTATGGAACATACGGAAGTAAGCGTGGCAGACCGCCAAAGAAAAAGAAAAGCAAAATGAAGAAGCGTAAAGCAGTGTCATCTAAACGTCGTTAATATAGATGGCTATTACTTATGAAAATGTCATTTATGATCGGGTTATTGATAGCTTACATAGCATTATTGTGAATGAGTTTTCAATTCCAGTTTATTTTGATGTCCATGAGGGCAATCAGAGTTTTTTGATAAGACCAGTATCTGATGAGCTTGAAGATTCACTAAATAGCGGTCAAACAAGAAACTGCGAAGTGGAAATAAGCTATCAGTTAATGTCATCAGGAAACTATACAAAGAATAGTGTAAAACAAATGAGTGAAATTGCTGAAAGATTAAAAAGATTATTATATAATAACAGAAATTATGCAGTATCAGGAACAACAAAATTTTTTAATGGTATCGTAAGTGGTATTAATTATGAACGTGATGAAGATAATGAAGAGCTGTTGCGCAGCATTCTTTCATTTACATGTACAACAATGGAGATAGTATGATTTGTAAAGCAAAAAAAGAATATCATGCATTACCTGATGAGGACAACTTTCTTGCCCTAGGTAGTGCATCAACGCATTTAAGATTAAAAGATGGCTTAGAAGTAGAAGTGCAGAAAACACTATTGCCTTTGCCTAAAAAATTAAAAGACTGTTTAAAAGAAGTAAAAAAAGAGGTTAAGTAATGGCTAAAAGCACAACATTTCAAACTAAAACAAATTCTAAGGTTACAATTGGCACAGAAGTGACAATGGGTACTGCGACACTAGCTGCTGGAGTCACACTGGAAATGCCTGTAACAGATTATAGCTTTTCAGAAATTGCCTCACATACACTTAGTGTAGCGCCATTTAGAATGGGTGGTGGTTCAGCGCAAAGTGACGATATGGTCCGGGCGCAAAGACATGATAGAATGTATGAAATTTCAATGACATTTATGGCGAGTGATAAAGCAATTGATAGAATATGTCTTGCCTTATTTGGTGATGGTAGCACTCCTAACGCATTAATTGGTAGTATGCCTGCTGCAACTACATATACGCATGGTGTGGCTAGTATTGTACCAGTTACAATTCATTTTGAAGATTCTGATCCTGACTCAACTGCTGCAAGTGGTGTGGATACTCATTTTATAAGTTGCATGTGTACTTCATTTAATCTCACTGGTGATATTTCAAGTGATGGTGGTATGGTAATGGGTACGGCTACATTTGTTACTGGTTATGCTCCAGTATCATCTGCGCTAACTTTTTCAGGTGGTACTCATGTGTTAAATGCTGCACATACAAATTTCTTTAATATGCATGATCTATCTAAAACAGAAATTAACTCTGGTAGCGCTGAAGACTTGGTGCTATATGGCTTTGAGTTAAATATTGAACGCTCTGTTAACCGTATTGGTTTTGACACTGCTAGTAATGGATTTAGACCTCACGGATATGCTGTTGGTGGTTATGAGGTGACTGGAAGTTTAACTGTAAAGCGAGATGCAGAATTAAAAGATGCGATTACATTTGCTGATACTGCCGAGCCAGTATGTGCAATTGACTTAGATACCACTGTATTTCAAATTCAAGCGCCAAAAGCAATACTAGATACTGCATCAATCAACTTTGATGATGATGGTTGGAAAACTGTCATTCCATTTAGATGTACCTATGATGGAGCTGCAACATCTAACACTGTTGTAAGCATTGGTACTGCCGCATAAATCCTGGGTTAATACAAACAATGAGGCTGTATGACCGTAAAAACAGAACATGGCGATTTTGAGTGCCGTGATATAACATTTAAAGATAGAAGAGAACTGCATCGTTTAGAGATATCAGCAGTAGATACTGATGGAGGTATTGACAATAGTAAGTTCTACACCGTGCTAGAGTGGATTATGAATTTTGCTTTTGATGATGCAGAGAAAGCTCTTGGCCACTTAGATGATAATCAAATAGATATTATATTGATGGATATCTATAATCAATATAAGGCTGGTGATAAAAAAAAGAATTAAAAGTTCGCGTTGCTTTATGGTTTCATTACCATAAGATCAAGTCGCGCGAGCTTACATTTCCGTATAAGGCAAAAAGTCCAACTCTTAAACGAGCCATAGATTATACAGAGCAGGAGCTATGGAATGAAATTAGACGCATACTGGCTGAGAATGATAGTGACAAGTTTACTCCAGGTCAGCAATTATATTTCAATCTACTTCACTGCGCTGATGTGTCTTATTTTAGCGATAATGACACAATGTTGTGGCTTGATGAGTTTATGGCCATTAAGCGCTTTAACATACCCATTGCATCAAACTTGGATGATACTATTTATGAAAGATTCGTCATCTTTTCTGCTATAGATGAAGAGTATAATGCATGCATAAAACTGGAGCAAGATGAGCAAATTCATAATAGAAATAAGAACTAAGGGGTTTACTCAAGCTAAAAAAGGCTTTGAGGATGTTGAAAAATCTTCCAAAAAATCAAAAGAGGCGCTTGATCGTCAACGCGGTGCTACTGCTGGATTACGTAGGCAAGTCGGTGCATTACGAAATAACTTATTATTAGTATCATTTGCTACAGTCGGTTTAACTAGAGCCATTGGTGGGTTTGTTAATGCATCAAGAAAATTTGAAGATGTAAAAACTAGGCTAGTTGGTCTAACCGGTGGTGTTGAAAGTGCTAAAGTAGCATTTAAAGCATTTAATGAAGTTGCAGCAACCACACCATTTATGTTGGATGATGTAGTAAATGCTGGTGCGCAGTTACAAGCATTTGGACTAAATGCAGAAACTACGTTGCGGTCTGTAACTGACCTTGCTGCATTTATGGGTACAACGGCAACAGAAGCAGCCAATGCTTTAGGTCGTGCTTTTGCAGGTGGTGCAGGTGCGGCAGATATCCTAAGAGAACGTGGTATACTTAATATTATTAAGACCACACAAGGTTTAGATGATTTATCAAAAACAACTCTACCTCAATTTAGACAAGCATTACTTAAAACTTTAATTGATCCTGCGTCTGGCATTGAGGGTAGTAGTAAGCGAATGTCAAAAACAATGACTGGCGCACTTAGTAATCTGCAAGATTCAATTATGAGATTTCAAGCCACTGTTGGTGATGTGCTTAATCCAATATTGCTTAAAGCGGTAAGAGCAACAGAATCTTTTTTTAGAGCGCTAGATATACAATCATTAGCTACTTTTGGTCGTCATGTAACAGCTATAACTCTTGCATTCACAGCATATAATGCTAAAGCGCTTGTTGCAATGATCAGGACCGCTAACTTTAGTAAAGTAATAAGAGCTAGCGTTATTGGGGTGATTGCTTTTGCAATAGACCAATTACTTCAGTACACTGGCGCATTTAAATCTAGTACAAGCGCAATCAATGCGAATGCAAAAGCAACACAAAATGCTGGAATGAATATGCAGCAATATATTAATTCTATTGGTCAAAGCAATATGGTCCTAGAGAAAAATGTTGATTTACAGAAAGCAATGGCAGAATTAACACGTGGAGTTGCATTATTATCTGCTGAAAATATGGGCATGGATGAACAGCGTTTAGCAATGACTAAAAAACAATTAGATGCAGAAAAATTATTAAAAGCAGTGCTTGGTGAGAAAGTAGAGATTGATACTGCTGCTATATTAATGAATCAAGAATTTAAATTTGTGATTGATGAAGCTACTAAAGCTGAAGAAGATTTTGCAAATATGGTTGTACGTGGTATAACAGAGCAAAGCAAAAAGATTGCTAAAGACCATGAAATGGCTAGTTCAAGTACAGATGCTGCAAATGCTATTGGTTTAATTAGTGGTAGCATGGCACGCATGGGCA